AAATGAGCCATCTTCCTGGGGGATCACCGCCGGCTTGATTCTGATTTGCCTGGCCTCCTTCACCGTTGGAGCGCTACAGCCCCTATGCCTGGCGTACTGCGCCTGCGTCATCAATGGCATGTTTTCGGGGCAACCCTTAGCCTTAGCCTTATCCTAACGGCTAACCTAAGCCTTGCAGGTGCTTCAGGCGGGGTAGGGGTTGGTGTGCTTTGCCGGGTGATCAAGTAAGGCTAATTTTTGGCCACTCGCTAGAAAAAAACCGTGGTCCGAATAACCCTCAAAATCCCAAGGCCCGGAAGGACCCAAGGCAGACCCCAGTCATGCCAAGGGCTTGCCTGCCGCGCCGAACCAGGAAATTTTCTAGGTCAACGCTTTGCGGCGCTTGATGGCCCTGAAACCAGTTCACTGTGATACAAAGCGGCTTGATCATCGGATGCGGGGATTGCGCTGTGCATAAGCCAGCGCCTCGGTGAAGTGCTGAGCAATCTCCGACTTGAACTGCTGTTCTGCAATCGATCGCACAGGAAATTGCACCTTGTACCTGGGCTGGTCAACCAACCAGAACGCGGCACGCCGCCCGCGTTTGTAGCCAACCGTCTGGGGTCGGCCGGGCTTGCCCGATCCAAACCCGGTGCCGCCTTTGGGTCCCCTGCCAGTGCGTTGCATGATCGCGCCGCCCTTGCGCCGATCTAGGTAGAGATCAACATCGCGCCGCTTTGCTGCAGTGCGGCCTCGTGAGCCAGGGCCTGCGGGTGCGTTGCTGGTTACGCCAACGTCTCGATTGGCCCCAAGCCTAGAAAGCAATTGCTGATATTTGCCGCCAGTAATATTTCCCGCTGAATTAGGTTTACCAATTCCATAACCACCAGGTGTCAGAAATTTGTTGTAATACTCAGGGAACTTACGTCGAATAGCCAGCTCAGACGATTTGGCCGATCGCGTGCCGCCACGGGCCAGAACATCCATGTAGCGGCCAGAAGGCACCCCCATAGATGAATCACGCCCTGTTGGTGAGAATGACCCATCGCCATAGTTAAAGCCAACCACGGCGGTAGGGTTGGCTCTAGTGGAGTAGCGCACCAACAGACCGCGCTTGGTCCAATTGGTTGGCTGATGAACCGCGCCACTGTTTAGGCGGCTTTTCAGGTTGGTATGAATCGATTTGGCGGTTGACGATATTGCCCGTGAGGCAACAAACGGCATCTGACCTGTGATTGTTGCAAGCCATACATCAGCTTTCCTCAGGTCTGAAGTGTCGATACTGACATTGATATTCGCCATCTATCCCCCCATCTCTACATTCTGCACAATAATGTCGCATCCCTCTAGCTCCCCCTCCATGCAATATAATTTAATTGCAACAACCCGGCACACTTGAGAATCGTCTTTAAATAAAACCCCGGTGAGTGCATCAAGGGTTGACCGCTGGATTTTGTCAATATCTGGTTTGGTGATGACGTGCCTCGGGGCGGTTGCCTTGAGCTGGCCTTTGGCGTTGAAGTGGCCTTTGGGTCTTGCGAACCGAAAGGCCAGCTCAAGGAACACCGGGCCAAGTGCCATGGGAGCGCCGGCTTTCAATGCCTCCTGCCTAACGGCCTCGCGCCATGGCGCGAGGTTGGTGCTTTGCTCCACCATGATGCCGCGGCCCATATGCCGCTTTGACCCCTGAGGGGCGGGCCTGATGCCTTCGACGTTGAAGTGAATCAAATCATCCATGCCCCAACCCTACTTCAAACCCGCTTTGCCGGTTCAACCACGCGCCGGTAGTGCAAACCATTGGCAGCCCAGCCATTGTTAATTGAAGCCGAAATACCCGATTTGTTAACAAATGCAGCAACAGATGCCTCTTTTATTGATTTATAGCGTTGGCCTGTTTCAATACATTCGACTTCAACAGTATGCTTCAATCGCGGGAGATTCATGGCTACAATCTTGGAAGCGTGTATTTCCGAGTCAAATAGCTGAGTAAGCTCTGAAAGGCCAATACCCCCAAACTGGTTAGGATGCTTTTTAGCAAATTCCCGTAACGCTTTGCGAGATATACACCAATGATTATTTTTTGACTTATAGCGATAAATTGCTTTTAACTTTCCTGACAAAATCCAGCTAAGTATTTTTTTATTGTTATATCCCGTAAGAACTGTAATGGCAGATGTTGTAATAAATTCACCTTGAGGCTTGATTGACAGACCCATGGCCTCTGCTTGCCGGGTCAAAGCCTTGGGAGTTCGAGGGGGCCGGGCTTGGTTGAACTGATCAACAACCATGTGCCACGGGATCTCCCCAGCAAGGTCCGCCAAAAGTTCGAGGTCTTCCAGCGTCCATCGCCTCCACTCACGTTTGGGTGCTGGTTGGGTCATGGCTGGTGGGGGGGGGAAGGTGGTGGTCAAGCGTGAAATTCTGGGCCGCCAATGGCATCAGCAGACCGCTGATCCCTATTTATGGCAGTCCATCCCTTGTGAGTGAACAACTGAAAACGCAGGCTATGACTGGTCTCTTCCTTGTTCATATGAAGTTCACACGCCCTCTCGATGTGAACTTCCTAGGCCGCTTTTGAAATTGTCCTAGCAAGTTCACATGTGAACTTCAAATGAACAACTCAAAACCCTGTCTCTGTCTGTCTTTTTAAAAGTTCATTCACACCGAGAAGGGAGCCATTTAAGGAGGATCGGAACTTGAGCAGAGAAGCTCGACGAGCCTTGGGGCCAGTCGGTAGTGGCCTCTGACGCTGGGAACCCTGACCACTTCAGGCCACTTGCCGCCGCTGACCCTGGTCAGGCCATTGCGGATCGTGCCCTGGCTGTACCTGAAACGGCTTTGAAGCTCCTCGACGATCGCCCTGCTGCTCAGCGATGCCCGGCCTTTATTCATGGCTTCAGTGAGCACCTCGACAATTGCAGCGCGGCAATCCCTGATGACCTCAACGGTGTGGCAAACCGCGAGGCAGCCTGTTTCTTCGTCAATCCGGTACATGAACTCCCGCGCAGTCCCCTGGCGGCACTTGCGAACTCTCCAACTGCGGAGCCTTGTGTTAAACCTGACGGCCTTGCCTTTCGGTCCGCCGTCCCCGTTTTCATCCATCCCCTCGGGGACCAATTCGATCGAATGGACCACAGACGGGATTTCCTTCCAGGCCTTGGCCCCTGCAGCCTCACCGCCTGCAGTCCCATCATGATTAACCCAAACCACGGCGCAATGGCGACAGATAACTTCCTTGAAAAACGTAAGGAGGGCAGTGATCTGGCCGTTGTCGCAATAGTTGAGATCGGCTTTGGACGTGACGGCTTTGCAGGAATCGATGATCACCAATGAAATTTGCTCCTGCCGGACAAATTCCAGAAGCCGCAAACACCCCCTTAGGGACGCCTCCCAAGCGATTGCCGCCTGTTCTGTGTCATGGGCCCACACATGCAGCCTGGGGCCACCTGCAGCGTCACTGATGGCCGGATCAGCGTCGCGGCCCATCTCCTGAATTGATCGAATCAGAGGGGCAGTGCCGGAATCGGATGCAATCAACAAGACGTGGCCTTGAGGAGCATGGGTGGCGCGATCCAAAAACCCGGCGCCATCGGTAACGGCAAACGCCATGGCAAGGGCTGCTGTGGTCTTACCAGCCCCCGCTGGGGCGTACAGAAGTGCTTGATCCTTGTCAGGGATGAAACCCTCTAGGAGCCAGTCAATGCCGGTAACACGCGACAGGTCGATTGATCGATAGTCGGGCTTCTGCTGCTGGCTTTTGCTTTCCTGCTCTTGGCGACTGAGAAGGCGAAATAGTGCGGCGGTGATTCGCCCATCGGTCTGGCGAAAGCGGGCCATGATTTCAGCCCGTATTGCCATTTCCGCATCCTCGTCACCAGCCCGAACGGCATCGAGGGCCAGGGCCAAAAGCTCGCCAAAGGTCGGTGGTTTTTCCGCCTCCTGCTGCTCCTGCTGCTCCTCAGCCTCCACCAGCGTCCAATAGGCCTCGGTGGCCGCCTCGATTATGTCGAGGATCGCGCTCTCGGGCCCATCTGGGGCGTCATCAATCGACCCGCCATCGGGAATTGAGGGCCATAGGTCGATGGCCGGTATCACGATCATGGGCAGCCCTGCCTGCGCAGCGGCCTCGGCTGCGTTCTCGGCGCGCCGTCGCCCCTCCTGTTGATGCACCGGCCGGTCGGGGCCGTCATGGTCGGCCAAGTAAACCACTCCTGGGCACCCCGCATCCCGCAGCGCCTGGTAGCGGGGCACGATCTGCTCAATAGTGTGGGCATGGCCCGGCTGGCTGATACTGACCACCCCCTCTGCAGCGCAGAGTTCTGCGCATTTTTCGCCCTCGGGTTCGAGAATCCAGCCATCGGCGCCGATCGTGTCGGCCAGGTTAAAAACGGGCCACGGGTCAGGGCCGGCGCCCTTCTCCCATTTGTCATCCAGCAGAAGATGAAACCCGTAGAACGCCTTGTCACCGTCAGGAAGCGCCACCCGTTTAACCAACTGGGTGGGCCCATAGCGGTATGGGCTGCCGCCTGGTTCCCTAGGGGTCATCCTGGCCAGGGCCGGGGGCCGGATAGGCAAAGGCGCCGGCTGTGTCCGCGCTGGCTCGGCTGGCCGCTGCTGAATCGATCGCCTGGGGAAGCGCTGGGCCCCGTCGCGTGGTTTGTCGAGGGTGTAATGGCCTGCCCTGCCGTCCCTTGTGTTGGCGGTGAAGGCCCAGGCCTGCTCATCCGCCCCGGTCACCACCTCGCCGGGCCGGTGGTCTTTGGGGTGATGACAGATCACCTCAAGGCCGTCGGATGACATGCGGCAGTCGCTGTCTTTCGTTCTGCCGCAGACAGGGCAAGGGTTGCGCCTGCCGCTGGGGAGCAATTTTTGTTTGTCGCCCATTAAGGCTTGCCCTTGTGGCTGGTGGCGGCCTCAGCCTTCATCGCGTCAATAACCAGCAGCTGCATCAGGGTCGTCTTTGGGATGCCAAGGGCCTTCGCCTTGGCATCTAGCCAGAGGCGCTGGTCTTCAGACGGTCGAAAGGTCAGGGTTGCGCGAGACATCTGCGGCAGCGGGTTTGATCAATCTACAACAGATCCGCATCAGATCCGCATCAAAGGTGCTATGGTCCACCCATGGCCGCCGAACCATGACCTGGCGGCCAGCTACCGATCCCGGAGGTTCCACCATGCGCTAACCCTTGTGCCCCGCCTGGGGCTGTTTCAACTTGGGGCATGGCGGGCAGTTCATGGCCCGGATATGCGCTCCCTGGCGATGCCGTCTACTGCCCGGCCCTGGTAGTAGCAACAACGGCCTCTCGCCCCTGCTACGGCAGGCGTCATCGACGAGGGACCCGTCGAGGTTTACCGCTGGCGCCAGCCGTCACTGGAGGTGGGCGGTAACAAGCGCAGACCTGTAAGGCCCCGACTTTTTAACTAAATTACTGAATCTTTCAATCCACTTTGCTTTGACATTGCCATGACAAACTCACAGATTATTGAATCAGCTATTGCAATTGTGCTTGGCGAAAAGCGATTGCTTTGCCCTGGCGATACTGTTGCACACGCCAGCGACCCAATGACTTATGAATTTTACAAATATGAAAACGGTATGGCTGTTGTTGGTTTTAACGGTGTTACTAAATCTTTTCCAATGGGAGAGGTTTTTGATGTGAATGTTGTAAATAAAGTTGCTTATGAAATTAAGTTTAATTCCTTTGCGCTATCTATGAACTAATGACCCACACAATTTGTCAAGACCAACGCATCACCGAAGACGGCCTTATCTGGAGGCTGACCCTAATCGCCACCCCAGGGGTTGGCACCTGGAACGTGAAAGCCACCCTGACCCGCAACGGCAGGGTCAAAGAAAGGCACGGCCGCTGGTCGTCTCGAACCGGGTGGACCAAAAACATGTGGCACCCGCTGCCAGGTTCCTTGATCGCCCAGATCGCAGAGGAGTGGATGCGAGCCCATCCCATCACGATCTCTGATGGCGTGGTCGTTAGCCGGAGGAGGCCATGATTTTCTGCATCGACTCTGACGGCGGCCGAATCGGTCGATTCTGGTGGGACAACAGCGGCATGAACGGCATTTTTACCAGGGCCGGTCAATTCAATACCATTTTCCGTCCTGGCCGTTGTGGCTGGCGTGAATCCTGGCCCGACGTAACTGCATCTTGGCCGGTTTCCCCATGGGGAAAGGGTGATTCTGCCGATGACTACTTTCGCGACTTTGCTGCCTTTGAACCGTGGTTTGATCGCATGACCGAAAACTGCAGTCTGGATAAAATTGATTTTACAATTATGGATATAACTGAAATGTATTCTTTGTTTGTTTATGTTTTCAACGCTGGCTTAGAAGCCGGCCAAAATCCGTGGCGATGGGCTAAAGATGTGGAAGCTAAATTGCTATGCCAGGCTGTTGAGCCGGTGGACCGGGAGGTTGGGCCATGAAAATCAGCCTCACCGGTTTGCTTCTTAATGATTCAAGGATGCACACAAAGCTAAGCAAAATTCTAACCGACGACAATAAACCTGTCTCGGCGGAATTGGCGCTTGATTTGTTGATCCAGGAATATGTAAATCTTCGACTCGGCGGTACGTCTGACCTGATTGGGCAGTCCCGTTTTATCGACCGTGAATTTGTTCTGAAGGTTCCAAACGACGGGCCTGCTGTGATACAAAGGTCAAAATTATTGAGCCATCTAACTATTACTATGCCCATTAGCGAGGAGCAACCTGAATGAACATTCCTACCGCCCGCGAGGCCCTGGTCCCAGATGTCCCCGTCCCCCGTGAGCGGTATCACGAGGACGACGGCCCGGTCCTCTGGTGGCAGCTCCCGGTCATGGACGGAGAGCAACCATGGGTTGGCACGCCCAACGATTCCGACTGGCCTGGCTACCACACTCACTTGACCCCGCTGCCGCCCGCCCCGGTGGCGCCGACCCCATCACCCAACGAGGCCCCATGATTGAACCCAAACCACGAACCGACGCCGCGCAGAAAGTTTATGAAGCTGCCCACGAGGCGTGGGTGACAAAGCACGACCCAACCTCTATTGCCGCCGCTGCGTTTCGCGCCGCTGCAGCGCAAATTGCCGCAGAGGAGGTCCCGCCCTATCTAACGGGCGATGTTTATTGGCCGTGGCGAAACGGTCGCGGTACGGCCGAGGAACATTTGCTCGCCATCGCCACCGAACTGGAGGGGGAGCACCATGGCTGATTCTTTTTGCGACGTGCCTCCGTACGTGCGAATCCGACCGGACGGGCAATGGCAGGGCGCCGATCACCAAAACGGCCCCTGGCGCAACATGCCAGCCCCGCAGAGGGGAACGCCGTGGCAGGCGCCCATGAAATTGCCGACTGGCTGCGAGAACGCCACGGGGGAGCCAATACCACCGCCGATCTGCTCGATGGGGTTGGGTGCCACCAGCCTGCATGCCCGGCAGGGTGGCCACCGATCGGCCCAGGGCAGGAAGATGTTGCGCACGCAGTTGGCCGTGAGCTGCGGAGGCCCGATGTCTAACCCCGTGTCAAACGATGAGCTGGACTGGCTGATCTGGCGCGCCCTGCGGGATCGGAGCGACCGCGACGGGCACCCGACAAATGACAGCGATCTGGTGGCCGCCGCTGGGGGCAACTGGCGCCGCATCGATTCCAGAATCCAGGCCATGCGCAAAACAGGCCGGATCCAGTTCTGGAGGCACCCTCTTGCAGGTCAGGGCTTCAAGCCCCACGGCTGGGAAGTGCTCGGCTGCCCTGGTGCCGGCGGCAGCGAGGATGGGCAATGGCATTGGCGCGAGGGCTGCGCCGATTGCCTGCGCCGCGTTAGGCCGGATCCCGCTGATGGGGTGATCGAACCGCCTCCCATCATTGCTTTTGAGTGTGAGTTGAGGATTGAACCCAACACCTAACCCAAAACGCCCCGGTCGCCCTCGTAAGCCTGCTGTCCCCAGGGTTACACCAGAGCCTCCAGACACTACCCCGCCCGCTCCGCCACCTCCTAGCGGGGATGCAGTGGCAGCGGCTCTGATCGCCGTAGCGTCAGGCGCCGTGCCGGTTGAAGCCTGGCCCTTGCGAGCTGACGAGCCCCTCGACCGGCAGCAGGTCTGGGCCGGCAGCGGCTGGCGGTTTGCGTTCTGGTGGCAGCTGGGGGTGCTCCACCGCCTGGCTGTGGCGCTGGCCCCTGGTGGCGGCCGGTGGGAGTACGGCTGTGGCCGGTGGCCTGATTGGACGGCGGGCGCCGATGCCGTGGTGCTTGATCCGATCCACCACTTGCTGACCCCGAAGCAACGTGCCCAGTTGCAGGCACGGCTGCTGGAGTGCCCACAACGGCCGCGCCCTGCGGTGCCTGAGTATTTCCTGCGCCCTTGGCCATCGCTCAATGAGACGTTTCCGCCTGATGAGGACTGGCTGGAGCGGGCGAGCTGAGGGCCCAACAGTTCAGTTGTCCGGAAATTCCGGATGGCTGAATTTGATGCGGTCATGAAAAGCCCCCGGATGGGGGCGGTGTGGTTAGTCGTCGTCCCTGGAGTGATCGCGGTGTCTGTCCCGCGCTTCGGCATGGTCCATTGCGATGGTCCTTGCACGTTCACGGTTGCGAATGCGTTGTTCTCGCAGGGCGTCGGCCGCATGCGCTTCCCACTGTTCGGCATAGTTCGACACCAGCTGCAGCAGGCGAAAAGCCTCGGCCCGTTCGTCTCGGGCGCGTTGCCAGGCACCGGGCTCCTGAGGGTAAAAATCTCTCAGGTTGCAGGTTGCGGCCTGCAGCAATTCCTCTGTAGCCGTAGCTGCTTTCCGGACGGCTCGATACTCGGCCTCCAGGTTGGCGGCGCCGGTGCCGTTTAGGTGGATCGTGGGCAGGGTAACAGGGGTTGGGGTGCTCATGGGTTGGATGCAGTTGGTTTGAATCTGGGGTCAGGTTGGGGTCAGGCATCAACCGGCACCTTCTTGACGCGCAGGGTCCCCCCGCAAAGCCTGAGGGCCCGATCACGCAGTTGCCGCGCACCGGTGATGCTGAGCTGATCGGCCCTGGCCATGCTGCAAAATTCAGGCAACCGCCTGTCGTTAATGCGGATGCCGTGGGCCCATGTTTGGCCGTTGTGAACTTCGACGCGGTATGTCATGGAATGGAAGGCGACGGGATTGGATTGCTGCCGGGAAGCCCCGGCGGGCTGGGGGTCAAACGTACCGGCCATGGCGGATCAAGGCTTTGTGTTGTTCGCAAGCCGGCCATTTCCTGATAGATACCAATGCTAATTCAAGAGTGCTGAACTTGTCGATCAGTTCGCCATCCTTAAAGGTTGCAAAAAAGAGGCCGGGTAAGGCGGGGATGGTTTGAATTTTTTTTGCTTTGGTCATGGCTGGATGTTGAGTGGCGGATGTTGAGTGGTTGCCGGGAAGCTCCCGGCGGGCTGGGGGGGGTCAGATCACCCGGCCATTTAGCAGCAAAGTGGAATGAATGCCGCTGTCAAGGCTGAAGAACTCCTCAACGGGCTTGGCGTTGTTGATCTGATCAACCAGGCTGCGAACGACAACCATGGCGGCTTCCCATGCGTCGGTGCCAAACTCCAGTGCGTTGACGGCGGCGCGGGCAGACTTGAGCTGGGATTGAAGGATGGCGGCGGTCATGGCTGGCGGTGCAAGGTGGTGGCGGCTTGGGTCCCCCCTCGCCTGTCTCCGTAATGTAACGCCTAGATAACGCTTCAACCGTATCTAGCTGTGACGCTTCACAAATTGTCGCGTTTAGCCTTGGCCTGGCGGTGCAGGAATACGCGCTCAGCAACCGCCATTTTCCCCTCCGGCGTGAATCGCTCCCAGCATCGAGAACACAGCCGCCCATAAGTGCCGGTGTGGCGCCGGGGGCAGTTCTCGCACAGGAATCGCCGGCCGCCTGGTGCCAAACCCGCTTTGCGCTGGCGGTAAAGGCGCTGGCGTTGGGCTGCGGGGCTGGGGTCTGGGGTGTTGGGGTCAGGCATTGGATCGCTTGATCAATATGTCCCGTACAGCATCGCTGGCATTGGAAGCACGGCGGTAGGCACTGCTCTGGCCTTTAGTCCTTCGGATGTGATCTGCAGCTTCGATGAGGGCAAAATGGGCAGCTCGCAGTGCGGTTTGCAGTTCAGTAGTGGGGTCAGGCATCGGGCAGGGGAGGTAATCGATAATCGCCATCGAGCCGAGGCCCTAGACAAATGTCGCCAGGGCGATGGCGGAATCCATGGTCCAGATCGACCACAACGTTGGGGCTACGGAGATCCACTCCGTACAGCCGTGCCAGCTTGGGGCTGCTGATGAAATGCTCTTGTCCGTCGTTGGCGCTGGTCACATAGCCAGGGCGCAACACGTAGCGGGGGCGACTGATTGCGCCGTTGGGGTCAGGCATTGATGTCACGGGTTATGCCGCATGTGTAACGGCGTTGGAGCAGCTCTGCTACCACAGGTCGCAGCAGCTCTTGCAATTCCAGGTTGTAGGCGCTGGCAATGTCCGCCAGCCGGGCCCGCCGTGCCCGCTCTGCTCGGGCCATGGTGCCTCGATCCACCAGCCCCCAGGCGGCGGCGATGGTGGCAGTGATCGGCGCTAGGGCCGGAACTGGTTGAGCGGGGAGCAGCCGCGCTGAGTCAGCAGCCAAAGCCTCGACCTGCAGCAGGCCCCAGGTCCCGGCTGCGTAGGTGTTGACCACCGCAGCGACCAGCGCCGCGCCGATCTGCTGGCGATGGCGCCAGAGCCACTGGCCCCCGGCCGCAATGGCCAGGCCGGCCAGGGTGATCAGCAGGGGGGCGATGCGTGCCGCCGCTGCAGTGGGGTGAAGGGTTCGAGATTTGGTCATGGGATTGGGGGGGGGGATTGGATTGGTTGCCGGGAAGCCCTGGCGCTAGTGGGGTGATCAGACGAGGCTGGCGGCCTCCATGGTCCCGGCCATGGTGCGCAGAATGGCGTGCGCTTTGCAGAGTTCGGCCTGGATGTCAGCGGGCAACTCCAACCAGAAATCGGTGCCCTGCAGGGCCTCCAGTTCGTTGGCTGCGTTGGTGGCGGCTGTGTGCGCGTTGCCGAAGTCCATGGCGTGAAAACGATTGGATCCGGGGAACTCTGCCCCGGTGATCAGAATGTAACGCCTAGATAACGCCCCAGCGCCCTAAGGATGTGACGCTTTACGGATTGTCATGAGGTTGGGGTTGTTTCGTGGCAAACCGTGGCAAACCGTGGCAAACCGTGGTAGGTTCTGGAGACGCGCCACACCCGTGCGCTCCCCCATCCCCATGATCACTGACCCCCGGCACCGCGAGCTACTGCAACGGGCAATCGATGCCCAAACCTTGGTGTCCGATGAGTTGCAATCAGCTCATCGAGCGAGAATTGCATTACCGATTGACGACCCCAGACGACTAGGCGTGACAGACCTTTACCAAGACTGGGAGGCTTTGGAGCTTCTTATTTCTGGCTCTTTAGAGCTGCTGAACGAGAGGCCCCAGCCATGACCCTCCCATTCACCGGGGGAGTGTTTCTCGCCGGCGTGGTCTGCATCGCCTGGATCAGCACAACCCTTCGGGCCCCTCAGATCCCGACACCGCCGCCCCATCCCTTGCTGTTCGAGCAGCACCAGCCAGTAAGGCATCCATGAGCAAGTTGATACCAAAACGCCGCCCCGGCCCCGGCACACGGGTCAGCGGTGCGATTTACGACGCCGTCGGCAACAGCGTAAGGGTGGACGCGCATCTATCTGCAGATGCCTACCAGCGGCTCAAGCTGTTGCAAGAAAAAACCGGCGACACCCAGGCAGGCGCCTTTCGCTCCCTAATTTTTAGGGGTGCCGAATCCCTTGGGTTCAAAGATTCGGTTTCCGCCATTGATGCGTTGGCTGCCGCCAATGGCGGGGCCAGCGATGCCAGGGCCGTGCATCACCTGATCCGGCTCGGCGCCGGACTCAGCCCAATTCTTTCCAATCCTCCAACGCCATGAATCAACCATCTGATTGTGTGTCAGTGGCTGAGTTCCTGGACGCCAAACGCATTGACGCGACGATTTGCCACCTGGGAGGCCTGCGTGCATCCTGGAGGGCCATGGCCAGGCCCCAGCGGATTGATGCACTGCGGGTTGCAGCTCTAAGCCTGGGGAACATTGCTGATCGGCAGCTCCCGTTTGATCAGCGCCGCACCCGATGCCAAGTCGCTGGATCTGAAAACTGCATCTTGATGGGAGTACTCGCCCTGATTGCCTCCGCCCTGGCCTACACGGTAGGGGTTGAGCAAGGCCTCGCACGGTGCATGCAAGGAAGGGCTGTGGGAAGTGCTGTGGCTCCGACGGTGGTGCGATGAAAATCGCCGACTACCACCGCCACCCAGCCTGGTCCCCAACGGCGCTCAAATGCGCCGCGACCGAAACCATGGCGGTATTCAATCACCGGTTTGGCCCTGGTGCCGCGCCGTTTGTTCCGTCCGATGACATGAATAAAGGCAGTTTGGTTGACTGCTTGCTAACGCCTCCATTTTGCATTGACGAGATGTTTGCTGTCTACGAAAATGTAGACAAGCGCACTAAAGAAGGGAAGGCTAACTGTGCCGAAGCCGCAGAAAAAGGGCTTACCGTTATCAGCTTAGCATGGCTTGCAAATGCCGAGGCAATTGTCAAAGTTCTCAAAGCTGATCCTGACATCGGCCCGGTCCTGGACAAACTAACTAAAGCGGCCTGCCAAGTTCCACACTTTTGGAACGATGAGGCCGGCCGCCCTTGTCGGATGCTGCCTGACATCATAACGATTGACGGCTGTCTTTATGATGTCAAAAAAAGCCGATCTGCCAAGCAAAAAAAATTCTATTGGCAGGCTATGGATCTTGGATATGACTTACAAATGTCACACCTTGATCTCGGCTTTAAGGATAAATACGGTCGCCCCCCCGAAGAGATTGGCGTCATTGCTTTCGAGTGGGAAACCCCGCATGATTGCACCTTGCTAATTCTTGATCAAGACGACATCGCCCTAGGTTTTGAAAAACGCGAAGAGGCATTCCGCCGCATCGCTGAATGCCAGACTTCTGGCATCTGGCCCAGCTATGGGCGGCAATCTTTCCGACCGGAACGCGCCAGCGTTGCGCCATTAACCATTGATCCCGATTCTATTGAGCTTTTCTGATGACTTCCTCAGCACTTGCAACACGCGACGACAGCGACGACCTAAGGGTATTTTCCCTGGATGGATTTGAAATAGCCCAAAGAATGGCCAAGTCTTTGGCGTCTTCTACTTTGGTGCCGAAAATATACCAGGGACAGGACGGCCTGGCCAACTGCCTGATTGCATTAGAGCTTGCCAGCAGGCTAAAAGTTTCTCCAATGGTGGTCATGCAAAACATGGTTCCCATTTATGGCCGACCATCATGGAGTAGCCAGTTCTTGATTGGCACGGTAAACGCTTGCGGCAGGTTCTCGCCGTTGCGTTATATCTTCGACAATGAAGATGAGCCTACTTCTTGCTATTGCGAGGCTAAAGATCTTGCTTCTGGCGAAGTCCTGAGAGGTGAAAAAATCACTATTGCCATGGCCAAGGCTCAGGGTTGGTGGAGCCGCAAAGACTCAAAAACAGGCGCAGAAACCAGCAAATGGCCCACTATGACCGGCCAGATGTTGCGGTTTCGCGCTGCATCGTGGTGGGTGCGGGTGTTCTGCCCTGAGATTTCCCTGGGCCTTGGCACGCAGGAGGAAGCCATCGACGTAGAGGCGGTCGCCGTGGCTGAAGTACCAGCGGCAGCTATTGCCCCTGCAGTCCCCGCCCCCCTGACGCACCGGGCCGAAGAAGTGGTTGAAGCCCTCACCCCTGAACCAGAGCCCCAGGCCCCAAATTCCGAAGCTCCACCCAGTTCCCCGGATTTAGGGCCCAGCACCCTGACCTTGGAGGCCGCCAGCACTTCAGAGCAGCCCGCCCCGGCCACCGAACCTGGCACGGCTCAGCGGCTGCCCCAGGGGCGAACCATCGTGGCTGCCGACCCCCAGCCAGCGCCCGCGCCTGCCCCTGCAGCTGGCCGACGGTCCGCCGCGCCTGCCCCAGTCCGCCGGTCGGGTCCTGCTGCTGCGCCTGCTGCTGAGGCCCCGAGCCCTGGCCTGGATTGATCACTGCCCCATCCCATTATTCATTCCCCCATGGATTCATCTATCAATCTGTCCGAAATTTTGGCTAGCCATGCCAAATGGTTAGCTGACACAGCAACCGGAGACAGGTCCAACCTCAGCGGGGCCGACCTCAGCGGGGCCGACCTCAGCGGGGCCGACCTCAGCAGGGCCGACCTCAGCAGGGCCGACCTCAGCAGGGCCGACCTCAGCAGGGCCAACCTCAGCTGGGCCAACCTCAGCGGGGCCGACCTCAGCGGGGCCGACCTCAGCAGGGCCAACCTCAGCAGGGCCGACCTCAGCAGGGCCGACCTCAGCAGGGCCAACCTCAGCAGGGCCGACCTCAGCAGGGCAGTGGGCTTGGCCGTTGCGGTTGATGCCCCCCAGCGACTCCAGGCCGCCATAGCCGCAGCGCTCCAGCCAGGCGCCTTAGAGATGGACTGTTGGCATACTTGCGAAACCACGCATTGCCTAGGAGGGACTGCAATCCACCAGGCCGGCGAATTGGGCCGATTGTTGGAAGCTGTGGCAGGTCCTAATTTGGCTGCTCTTATGTTGCTGGGCCCAGAGGCTCATGCCCACTTTTTTGACAGCAACGAGGATGCAATTAAATGGATGCGGTCTGTAATGCAATCTCCGGCATAATTTTTATCTTTATTCCATTCAATTCCTCCCCATGCAATTGATCACTCTTCTGGCCTACATCAAGGCCCCGCCCACGCTCAGCCCGTCTGGCGATACCCAATCCGCCGCCTTCACCGCGCAGGTGGCCGCCTACAAACACGAGGATCCCCCGATGGACATTGCCGCCACTGTCTGGGGTGACGCTGCCGCCAGGGCCGCCGCCAACATCCGAGCCGGCAGCTACTCGGTCTTGTCGGGGCGGTTCAAGATTGAAAAAGGGCAGCCCTTGGAGTTCCAGGTCGAAAAATTTGATGCAGTGTCTGCCCCCGTGGATTTGGCGGGCACCAACCGGGTGGCCCTGGCAGGCAGGGCCGGCCGCGACCCTGAGGTCAGCTACTTTGAGTCGGGCGTCATGGTTGCCAAATTCACCCTGGCCGTAAACCGCCGCAGCCGGGACGATAAGCCCGACTGGTTTCCGCTAGAGATCTGGGGCAAGCAAGCCCAGGTCGCTGCCGACTACGTGCGCAAGGGCTCATTGCTGGGCACCACCGGATCGTTCAAGCTCGACCGCTGGATCGACCGCACCACCGGAGAGGAGCGCAGCAAGCCGGTGATCACAGTTGACCGTCTGGAGCTGCTGGGCAGTAAGCGGGACGCCGAGGGTGGAGCCGGGGCAGGTGGGTATTCGGCCCCTGGTTACGGCGGCCAATCAGACGAGGAGGTCCCTTTCTGATGGGACTCTTCACCTGGATCAACGGGCTTTTACAGCCCCAGAAAGGCACGATCATCCTTCGGGCGCTGGGGGTGAAGCCATGAAAGCCGCTGAGTTTGCTTGTTGCGCCGATCAAGCCCGCGAGTTGGGGCTGACGGTAGGTGACACAATTCAAGGCCGCCAGGATGTTGGCGAAGGCTGGAGCGAGGCCCGAATCACACTGCTTTGGTTGGGCACGACCCAATCAGTGTGGATTGTCAGCGGTCGCACAAGCCGTAACCGTTCAAGATTCGAGCGCGGCTGGTCATCTCCCTATGAGTCCGCAAACTGGGATTTGCACTGCCAAGATTGGAAGCGGGTTGCTACTCCGCCGGAGCACGCCGTCTTACTAGCGGCGCTGGTGGTGGAGCCGTGATCAAACGCCCCCTGGCTGAGCAGTTCCACCAAAAAGTGCTGGACGGCATCAAAGTCAGCACCATCAGGCCAAACCCATGGCCGGTGGGTACTCCGATCCAGTTGTTTCGATGGGAAGGTTTACCCTACCGGAGCAAACATATAAACGGCCCAGCTGTAATTGCTCGCAGTGTAAATGGGATAATGATAGCCCGTGACGCGGCAGGCGCAATTAGCTATCATTTGGCAGGCGACAATTTACGCCATGCGATTACAGACTTATATGTGATCGAGGGCTTTGACAGCCAAGAAAAAATGAATGACTGGTTTCGCCGATTAGTAAAGCCTGGCCAAACAATCCAATCGTATCAAATGTTGTTTTCCTTAATTGAACGATGACCGGCCCCTTCTACTTCCCTCGACCACCCAGGCCACCATCCCAGCGCAACCCCTATCTAAACGCCATGAGCGCTGCCAGTTTAATTGCCGGGTTTGCTTTTATTTTTGATGCCAATGCGATTGGATTTGTTTTTGGCATTTTGACCTGCATTTGTTTCGCTCTGACTATTTATCACGCGAGGTTTCAACCATGACCCCAACCCTCCACGCTCTGGCCCGCTGGCTGACCCCCTGGCGGACGATCCGCAAGCTGGAGGCGGAGAATCGGCGGCTATCTCAAGCCCTTGGCGACAGCGCCCTAGAGCCGATGATCATGCACCAAAAACACTCCTTTGCGCCAGCTGTGTCGGAAAGAACAGATGGATCTGATACCTATCAGCAATGTGAATACTGCGACGGCACGGGCAAGGTTGACGACTACGGCAACCCGTCCAGCGGCGATCGCGTCATTTACTGCACCTTCCCAGACTGTGGCTGCGATGGCGCGAGGTTGTGCCAGGCCGAGAAGGGCACTAGTAGCTGCGCCGCAATGCTGAACATTGAACGCGGGTCTTTGAAGCCATGACTTTGCGCGACCAACCCACCACCACCGAGGACCCCATGACCACTGATTCCAGCCGCGCCGGCTTTGAGTTTGCTGTGAAGTTTATCCGCGCTCAAAACGACCAGGCCCTATTCGCTAGTGCCACAGTCGCATTAGCCGAGCTGGCCTGGATTGACGCCGACCATCAGCCCCCAGCAACTAAACCGACAGCAGACCTGATCCCGCTGGCGTTTATTCCTGCTGGCAGCTTCTTGATGGGTTCGCCCGAGCACGAGCCTCACCGATCAAAAACTGAATGCCCCCAGCATGAGGTAACACTGGCCGCCTTCTGGATGGCCAAGACACCGATTACTCAGGCACAGTGGCGCACGGTTGCGAGTTGGCCACGGGTCGAACGCGACCTAGACCTCGATCCCTCGCGCTTTAAGGGAGATAATCGTCCAGTGGAGCAGGTGAGCTGGCACGATGCAATGGAATTTTGCTATCGCCTCAGCCAGCACACCGGCAAGAACTACACCCTGCCCAGCGAAGCCCAGTGGGAGTACGCCTGCCGAGCTGGCACTACCACATCGTTTCATTTTGGGCCCACGATTAGCACGGAGGTGGCAAATTACGACGGTAAATACATCTATGGCCAGGGCTCGAGGGGCATCTACCGCCAGCAGACCATCGATGTAGCCAGCTTCCCGCCCAATGCCTGGGGCCTGCATGACATGCACGGCAATGTCTGGGAGTGGTGCCTCGATAAATGGCACGACAGCTACGGGGGGGCGCCAGTGGACGGTGGGGCCTGGAATGCAGTGGAGGGCGACAGCCTGGGAAAGCGCTGCGCGGCGGGTCGTGGATCAACAAACCCGCGAGCTGCCGCTCGGCCTCCCGCCTCAACAACCACCCGGACTCCCGCTACTCCAACATCGGTTTCCGCGTCTGTTGCCTCTGACGCCAGCTACTACGTGCTGCGCGGCGGGTCGTGGCTCAACTCCCCTGCGGGCTGCCGCTCGGCCTACCGCTTCAACGGCCTCCCGGTCTTCCGCTTCGACGGCATCGGTTTCCGCGTCTGTTGCCTCCCCCAGGGCTAATTCTTTACCCTTTCATCCTTTAATTCTTTATGCTTGGCTGTTGATTATGCAAGCCCTCCCCGCTAATGCCCGCGATCAACGCTTGATGCCCGATCAAATCCAAATCACCCATCAACCCAGAACCATGACCACTGATTCCGCCGACCGTGCATTGTCCCAACCCTTACCAGAAATTTCCGCAACCGGGGCGTTGACGGACATTCAGTTATGGGAATTATTGCCTGAGCGCCTAGAGCAAAACCTCTTGGCAATGGTCCAGATTGCAGCACCCCACCACAATTTGAGGCCAATTGATCTGCTGCAAAACATAGCGCCTGATTTTGTTAATTATGCCCGCGCCGTCCTGAAGGCTAAGCCACAAGCGGCAAGGCCAAGCGAAAAGGATCTCTACGACCTGGCGGCGGAGTTTCACGGCGACCCGGTGCCAGCGATGCGCCGTGCGCTGGAGCTGTGGGGCAACCCGCTGCGGGGGGTTCCAGCGCCTGGGGAAAACCTAGCCACCCCGCCATTCCCGGAGCCGGGTGAAGCTAAAGAGCTGCATCCGTTGTGGTATTTGGTCGAGTTCCTGGAAGGTCACTCTTCCTTTTGCCGGCAAACAGAGCCAACGGACGAGCTGGCCCAGATACTCTCCGATTCTGCCACCCTGCTCCAGCAGCAGGAAGCCGAGCTGGCCGCCCTGCGGGGGGCGCCTGGCCCCACATTCCAAGACGCCATCCGCCTAGCCCAGGGCTGCCACGACTACTCAGGCGGCCATAGCGGGGCAGAGGGGGAGGCTTGGCATGGCGCCATCGATACGGTCGTGGACGTGCTCAAGCGGGCGGCGGCTGGGCCCTGGGACAGCCAGATCAGGGCGGTGTATGGCGTTGGGGTGGAGGCCGGGGCTGGGGAGGTGGCTGAGCTGGGGCCGGTGGCCGAGCTTGACGACCAACACCGTGAGGCGGTCCACCAGGCCGTAGCCGAAGCGCTGGGCGGGGCTTACGACTGCCAGCGCGTATGGGAGGCATGGGGCGTCGGGACCATGGGCCCAGATGATTTTGTGCCGGTGGCCGAAGACAGCGACCGCGTGGCTGAGATTGCCGATGCGGCCATTGAAGCGTTCCGCGCCATTCCGCAACCAGCAACCCAGGCTGGGGAGGTGGCGTTAGCGGGCAACCGGCGATCAGCGGAATCGCTGCAGCTGGCCCACGAAAGTTGCCGTTCACTTGGAACAAAAAACGGCGACTGCCCAGATGATGAAATCTGTTGGCTGGATATGCTGCCCTGTTCTCATTACGAAAACTGTGCCACCCCGCCAGCGCCCCAGGCTGGGGAGGTGGAGGCGTGAGCACTCCCATGAGCCCCGACACCCTGGCAATCCTGGCCGCCTTCAGAGACAGCCCAACCCTGAACGAGGCCGTCGCCCAAGGCTTCAGGGCCCTGGCGCTGCTCAAGTCGGACGAACCATTGACGCCGGATCGGCTATTCCGCATCGCCGACGAGCTGGACCCGTGATCATTCCATCCCCAACCACCCTCACCCCTGACTCTCCACTTGCATGACTATCCTGGCTGACTTTCAAATCCGCGCCCTTTGCGAATCGGGCATGGTCACACCCTTTGATCCCGAACTGCTGAATCCCGCCAGCCTGGATCTTCGCCTGGGTTCAAACATCCTGATTGAATCCAGTGAAGGCCCGGATCTTGTGCCCTGCTGCATTGCCAACTACACCCCCGCAAATCCCTATCAGGTGGTGCCAGGGCAATTCCTGCTCGCCGAAGCGGAGCCCATTTTTAACCTGCCCAATTGCATTGCAGCGCAGTTCGTGCTGAAGTCATCCCGCGCCCGTGAGGGATTGCAGCATCTGCTTGCTGGATGGTGCGATCCAGGCTGGAACGGTTCCCGCCTGACCCTTGAACTAAAAAACGTGCGCCAGCTTCATTGGGTTGGTATCTACCCAGGGCTCAAGATCGGGCAGATGAAGTTTATGAAGATGGATGCGACACCACTGGCAAGCTACGCAAAGACCGGCCGCTACAACGGGGACCAAACCGTCAGGGGGTCACGTGGATAGGCCCAACCCAACCCCAGCCCGTGGCCGCTTCATCGTGCTAGAGGGCATCGACGGCTGCGGCAAGACCACGCAGCTGGAGGCCCTGCGCCAATGGCTGCCCACCAGCGGCCTGCTGCCCCCTGGCGCCCAGTTGGTTGTGAGCCGTGAGCCTGGGGGGACTGCCCTGGGCCAGGCGTTGCGGGAGCTGCTGCTGCACCCTCCCGACGGAACAGCCCCGGTGCCGCGTGCAGAGCTCCTGCTGTATGCGGCCGACCGCGCCCAGCATGTGGAAACCGTTCTGCGGCCGGCGCTCGATGCCGGGGATTGGGTGCTGTGCGATCGCTTCACCGGATCGACATTCGCATATCAGGGCTATGGCAGGGGCTTGCCCCTTGGCCTGATTGACACACTGTCAGACATCGCCACGGGCGATCTGCGTGCCGATCTGACCCTCTGGCTAGACGTGTCCCTGGCCGAGTCCTGTCGCCGACGTGGTGGCCAATTAGCCGACCGCATTGAGGGGGAGGGGGTGGCGTTTCTGGGCCGTGTAGTCGCTGGATTCGAGGGCCCTGCGGGGGGGTGGGACTGGGCCCGCATCGATGCAGACTTGCCGGTAGATGTCGTGACGGAGGCCTGTTGCCGCGCCATGGTGCGCCAGTTTGGGGGGCGGGCATGACCCTGGCCGCACCCTTCCCTTACTTTGGCGGCAAGCGCCGCGCCGCTCTCCGCGTCTGGCAGGCCCTCGGCGATCCCGCTGGCTATGTCGAGCCATTTGCCGGATCGGCTGCTGTGTTGCTGGCCCGGCCTGCATTCACCGGCCGCCGGGTTGAGACCCTGAACGATGCGGACGGCTGGCTGGTGAACACCTGGCGAGCAATTCAGCTCAGCCCTGCCGAGGTAGCCCATCACGCCTGGGGCCCCGTGGCAGAGATCGATTACCACGCTCGCTTGGCATGGCTGCAACAGCGCCGCACGCCTGACCTGGTGGCATGGCTTGAGGGCGACCCGGAGGCGCATGACGCCAAGGCTGCCGGGTGGTGGCTCTATGTGGTTGCCTGCGGCATCGGTGATCCGTTTGGCCCTGGGCCGTGGCGGGTGGTGGATGGCCATCTCCGCAAGCTGCCGCACCTGGGGGATGCGGGGCAGGGCGTGAATCGCAAGCTGCCGCACCTGGGGGATGCGGGGCAGGGCGTGAATCGCAAGCTGCCGCACCTGGGGGATGCGGGGCAGGGCGTGAATCGCAAGCTGCCGCACCTGGGGGATGCGGGGCAGGGCCAGCTTGAGAGCTACATGGGGCAGCTTGCTGATCGCCTACGCCGTGTCCGCATCACCTGCGGATCATGGGAGCGGGCGGTGAAGCCATCGGTTACCCGCAGCGGCGCCGGTGGCGATGGCAGCCGAGCGATCTTTTTGGATCCGCCCTACGCCACATCAGGTGATCTCTACGCCCATGTTGATGTTGACGTGGCCCTGGCCGTACGCCAATGGTGCATTACCGCTCCACGTGAGCAGCGAATCATCCTGTGTGGCTACGACGCCGAGCACGACGACCTATTGACCCATGGCTGGACTGTTACCGAGGGCAAGGCTGGTGGAGGGGCTGGCTACAACACCAATGGCCTGAACGGTCGCCGCGAGCGGCTGTGGTTGTCACCCGCCTGTATTGGCAGTGAGCAACCCGACCTGTTCGCCTCAGCGGGGCCGGTGGCGTGATCACCCCTCTCGAACCGCAGCACGGGCCTCCAGTTCGCAGATGCGCCGGGCGGCCTGGCGGATGATCACGCCATTCGTTACCGACTGCGTGAGCAGCACGTAAGCCTGAGCCAGCACCTGCTCGGGGGTCATCTGTTGCAGCATCATGCGGCCCCGTTCCAGGTCTGATTCGGCATCTAGCGTGAGGTTCGGCACCATCCAACTGTTCGAGGTCGAGGCCATGGCAGATCAGGAGCTGCAGTTGAGGGTAGGAACAGACGCAAAAGGCGGCGGCTGCTGGGAGGTGTGCATTGATGGGGTCTTACACCAGGACCGATCGCAAGCCCCCCTGCGTGCCCTGATCGAGCAGCAGCAGGGCAGGCAACCGCATAACCCCTCGGCCCGGTGGGCCCAGGTAGAACCGATCGAGGGGCTAGACGAGGATGCCGACGCGGGGCAGGCTGGCTGGGGGGGCATGGTGCAGGACGAGGGGGGCTGGCGGGGGGAGGGCTAGCGATCTGCAACGATCGCCCACCCCCGGCCCGGCTCAAACCGGTAGGCCCCATTCCCGATCGAGCGAACCATCCAGCGGCGGCCGAAGCGCTCCCGGCTGAAGTGCAAACCCTGGCCGTTGGGACTGAGCGTTTCGCCGGTGATCAGATCAGGATCCCCCCATGGGTCATTCACGATCACGCTGTTGCGAGTGTGGCCGATGACGATCATCCAATGCCCCCCGCCGGTCGGGCGATGCAGGGGGCCTCGATGCAGGTATCCGCAGGGAACCGGGATGCTGCGCAAGATCTGCTGCTCGATCGTCAAAAAATCGGCAACCTGCTCAAACCTCGCAGTGATGCCGTAGTGAGCTAGGGCCTGGATCTGGGCACCGACTTGGGTGGTGTCGCCGAACCGCTGCACCGTTGCCAGATACTGATCATCCCCGTTGGGCCCCTGGAGGGTGCCGGGTTTCAGGGCTTCCAGCAGCATCGCGCAACTGGATGAGAAACAGGTGCGGTCTCGTTGGCCCAGCTGCGCCGAATCCCGTTGGCGGTAATAGGGCACGCCGATCAGCGGATTAGGGGGAGCAGCTGTCATGGGCCCGGTAGCATAGCGGCAACAATCTAGCCCCGCCCAATGCCCGTTTTCACGCTCAGCAACCGGGCCCAGTACAGCCTGACGACCCCTGACATGCCATTAACAGGCACGTTCTACGGTCAATTGATGACCTCTGCTTTTACGTTTAACCGTGACACCCATGACACGATGGCCGCAATCACCAGCGGCGAGATCACCCCTGTTACCGGCTATTTAGCAGGCGGCAAGCCGTTGGTGCTCAGTAACTCAATGAACACCACTACCGGAATCAATGCCCTAGTCATTAACCCGGTTACATGGAATGCCAATATCACGGGCGCCAGTGGGATTCTGATTTATTATCGACCATCAGCAACACCTTCTCAGCAAATAGTTTTAGGCTGCAACCACTTTGGCAGCCCTCAAAGCAGCGTTGGGGGGTTGTTCAGGGTTGAGCAAATGCAGATCGAAACCGCGCAAACAAACAACAACAGTATCATAATTCCTTACGCAACAATTAACGCAATCATAAACAAAACCATAAACCTGAGTGCAGGCAACTTCTACGCCATGCTGCTGGGGGCTGGCTACACTCCCAGCGCCACTCATTCGTTTCGGTCAAATCTGACCAACGAAGTGACAGGCACTGGCTACACCGCTGGTGGCGTGCCTGCTCCGCTGACGATCACACGGGATGATGCTGCTGATAAAACCATAGTGCAGGCCAATCAAATTATCCTTACGGGCGCTACAGCTTCGCCTAAATATGTGGTTTATTATCAAAGCCTTGGCGGTGCGGCTTCTGCTGACCGTGTTTTGATGATTGTAGATTGGGGCATAGTCTACCCTGCCAATGGTGCCGCGTATCCGATCAATGCCAATAGCGTTGAGATCACTGGGGTTTACGTTTAATGGATTTCCCTGAATCCTGTCTGCCGATCGGGAGGCCGCATACATTAGGTGATTTCAATATCGCCGCTGAACTTGATCGGCGGTTTTTATTGAGCGACACCCTGGCTGGCCAAACCGTGTCCCTGCCCCTGCCCCTGCTCAGCCCCGCACAGTTCGCCGATTTCGTGCAGCACTTCCGAACTGTGGGGCTGCTGGCATCCTGGGAGCTGCCTGCTGCGGTCTGGGTGGGGCGTGCAGTTCCCCCGACGCCGGTTCGATGGCGCTATGCCTCGGCACCATCGTGGGCCCTGCAGCCTGGCGAGCTGTGGGAGGTTGCCGGGGTTGAGCTGCGTGCGGTGTGAGCTAAAAAATTGGCAGCGGCCCGGTCGGTACGGTATGTGGCCTGGCGGCTAAGGTGATCTGGAAATCATTGAACCGTCCATTACAGATTTGAGAATCCCCAAAGCGTTTTCCTATGTCTAAGATTGTTTGCGGGTAATTGCGAATATATGTAGGCACAGGATCGGGAGACACTGGAGTAATAAATGTCTGGCCGCTGACTGTCGAGAACGATGTTCTTACAAACCCAGCCGCTCTGGTCTGCTGGAAGAAGTACCAGTTCCCTGGAGAGACCACTGCTTGCCCGCTATAATCAGCTTCAAACCCGATCCGGGATCCAGGGCTATTCAAATTGTCAGCATAGTAAACCCATCCATCTGACTCGCCTACAAAAGCATTCAAAAAGCTAAAATCTGCTGGTACAGATCCGATATTTCCTGCTGCATTTGTAATCTGAAACAACTCGTTCCTTGTGGTCAATGTTGTTAGATTAAACCAAAATCTGATTGTGTAATCTCCTGCGCCCAAGGCCTGCGCCAGTTCTACCGACAGCCAGTCTGGCGTGCTGTCGGCGCTATTCAATAGTGCAGAGCCGGCGCCCCAGCGACCTGCGCTGGCATCGATGCTGATACCGCCTTGCGTTGTTATTGACCCCGATTGGCCGCTGACATCGGTAAAGCCCTTGTCAGCAGTCAGGGGCAGATGCACCAACACTGACCCGTAAAGAGGATCGTTCAATGGCGTCGATACGAGCCCAGCTGGCGACGTCTTCAGCAACAACAGCGTCGATTGGGACGGCGTGCCCGTAGACATCCCCGCCGCCGTGGTGGTCAACTGCACGATCGTGGATCCGCTGGGGGTGCCCGCCGGCAGGGCCCTGGCCGCTGTGGTGCGGAGCACGATGCGGGTCGAGCCGGAGGGGGTAGAGGCCCGTCGAATCCAGACCCCGACGAACTGAACGGCCAGGCGGTAGAACTCGCTGCCGGCGACCGCCCGGACGTCGTCCTGAGTAACCGGCCGCGCATAAGACCACTGAAACCCGGCCGGAGTCAGTGCCGTGGCCAGGGTGGTGGGATGAAACCCAAACGAGCGGCCCCGCTGCGCCTGCTGGTGGTCTGGCACGCTGCGGGCGTCGGCCTCGGTCAACCCGTCAAACGTCATATTCAAAACGTCCCCGGTCGCTACCAAGTCGGCGGTGCTGGTCACGGTGCTGCCGTCGTAGCCAGCCTGCAGGGTGGCTGGGACCGTGCCAGGGGTGATTAAGACGGTGGCAGGGCGAAGGGTCGGGAATGTGGTCATGCTATACAGGTGGCGAGGCAGGATCGGTTGTTTCCGGGAACGGTCCTGACAGCACCCCTCGATCAAAAATATAAGGCCACGTCTGTTGATAACTGCCGTTTATCAAGTGCTGGTATTGAGTTGGCAGGCCAGTGGCCGTCCCATCTGGATTGAATGCAGCAACAAAAGTAGACTGCGAGTTTTGCTCTACAATCACTGCCCTTTGGCCTGGGCCAACCTTAATGATTCGATTTTCTATTACAATGCCCGCATATGCCCCAGGGTTTGCTAATGGATAGTCAGGGTTTAACGTCCAGCTAAACTGCAGGCTCCACTGGATCAAATCGCCTGCGGGTGGCTCCTTCGGCGGCACCGGTGGTTTTGCTGGCCCCGTTGGCGTGCCTGGTTGGGAGGGGATGCCGGGGGGATTGACCGGGCCGGTAGGGGGCAGAGGGGCAGGGGAAGCTCCACCGCCACCGCCGCCACCGCCGCCACCGCCGCCACCGCCGCCTCCACCGCCGCCTCCACCACCGCCTCCACCACCGCCGCCCAGGATGAAGCCGCCGTCCGCGTATTCGCCAGAAACCGGCCGACGCCCGTAGCGGCCATAGAACCAGACCTCGTCACTGGTCCAGCTCTCCTCGTCGGGCGCGGGGATCGAACAATCGGTCGCCCGGCTGGGGTCCGCATCGCAGGAGGGGGCGGTGTCACCAGTCAGGAGGGTGATGTTTGCAACCTGAACCGCTGCCACGTCCATGGCAACCAGGGAGCGGCCGAGCCCATCGACCGGGCAGTGCTCCAACTGCAGGGTCAGGGTGCCCTCCCGTCCGGTGTTGGCAGAGACGATCCAATACCAGGCCACCAGGGGGCTGCTCACCCCATCCACGTCCTCGCGCTGCAGCTGCAGGGCGATCAGCTCGCCCTCTCCCAGGGTCGAGTTCCAATAGCCAGCCTTGATCGCCACCGCAGCGGAGTGCGTGATGTGCTGGCGCTTTGCCTGGCCAAACCGGATCGCCCTGGCGGCGTGAATCTCGGTTGTGCAGAACTGGCTCAGATCGTGCTCCTCCGTTGGCGCGGTTTCTGGGGTGGAGTCATAGGCCACCTCCGTGGTCCGGATCATCCTGGACAATCCGTCGGGGCCCTGCTGGCGCCAGGCCACCACGGCCCGGTAGGGGCGCCTTGCCTCAGGGCTAACCAGCTGCCAGGTGTAACTCCCATCGACGATCGCCTCGCCATCAAACACCCACGCGGGGCTCAATGGCTCGGTGTCGATAGCCCCAGATGACGTAACGGGCAGCAGTGGCCGCAGGCCATAGCGACCAGCAATCTTTGTTTCGCGCACCATGAAATAGGGCCCAATTTTGCTCATCCAGTCGCTGATGCTGGTCGGCTCTGATAGCACCCCATTCCACCAGAAACCGTTGGCATCCATGAACCGAGCTGCTGCGGTAATCGACTCCCGATCAATCCGAACCGGTGCTGTGCGGCCATCATTGTTCAGTAGGTATAAATAAAGTTCGCCTAAATTGTTAGAGCTGCCGTAGACATTATCCAACAGCCTGACCGATTCGACTCCATTGCGAATAAATAGATGAATCTGCCGCTTCCAGTGGCCACGGTCTGGCAGTCCGAATGGAACGCCGCCAGCCTGAAACCCGTTAAAATTTACCGCACTAAAAGAAACAGTTGTCAGGTCCTTGTGTGTGCCAACCGTGCCGCATTGCGTGGGCGCCCCTACTTTGTTGGCAACCAGATATTCGCCATTGTAAACATCAACCAGGAAGTTGCCAGGAGTCCAGGTGCCGGCAGTTTTTGGGCCATAGGACTGGCTGAAGCTCCCGACTCGGCAGCGGCCCTGGAAGACGCCATTGACCGAGATGCCGCCGAGCTTCCCCTGGGAGACGACCAGTCGCCACTTCACCGCCACGGCATTGGCCACGGGCTGGCCCCCCAGCAGGGGAGTATCAAACCGGCAGGCCGTGGCCTTCGGGCTGACGATCACCCCGCCGATGCCTGTATCTGATGGGCTGCCGCAGGTGTCGCCGATGCGCCGGCACCAGACGATGGGCGCCCGCTCCAGCAGAGTCATCGCCTGCTGGTTTGAATTCCATGGGGAGTCAACTTCGGCGCCATTGATGGCCGTAGGACGCGCCGATCCGCCCAGGGCAGTAGTCCGCACGATTGGCACTTGGTTGACCTCAAACGAGGCGCTTGGTCTGGCTGACGCCCCGTTGCTTGTAAGCGCAGCTGGGATCATGTCGAAAAATCCAGCACGCAGGGCGTGCCTATCAGCTCCTGCGTGAGCACGATTGGCGGGACCGACACTGCAACCGGAGGCGGTGAGATAGTGCCGTTGATCGTGACGCCTGTGAGGAAGCCGCTGGCGGTGATGCTGCCGACCAGGACCGAATGAACCCGACTGAGCCCGCCCAGGACAACCTCGAACTGAGTCACCTCGATCAGCCATTGGTTAGCGTTCGCATCGATCGCCAGGGCCAGAACAGCAGGGGAGTACGCGCACGTGATAGGGACGGATCCCGACACCAGGCCCGAATCAAACCCTGGGCAGTAGAACTCCTGGAACTCCCAGGACTGCAGCCCATCGCCGTCGCCAGCGTCAAAGGAAGTGAAGGGGGCGTTGTTGATCCCATCAAGCCGGTGCCAGCGCGCTTTCGCGTTGCCGCTAGGGTCCATCCACTTCAGGGTCTGGGTGTAGACGTGGGGGCCGTAGTCGGGCATCAGACAATCCCCAGGGCCTGGCGCCCGTCATACGCCTGGATGTGATTCCAGAGCTGACCAATCCCATCGCTCACCATGGCCTCGGCATCCTCGCGCCGGATCCATTGCGAGCCGTCGGGTTGCTGCTGGACTGGGCCCGTTTGAATCTGGATCGTTGGGGCAAAGGTGCCGCCGCCTCTGGAGCCCCCGGCAGCGGCGCCGCTCGTGGCAGTGCGAGGGGCCGACCGATGCAGATCGATGACCTGCTCTTGAGGATGCAGCATGGCCATGAATCCGCCCAGGCCATCAAGCCCGCCAGACCGGGGGCCGTTTCCGGTGTAGCCGCCGCCGGCAAACTGGGGCACATTCACGGGCTGGATCATCCCCAACTGCGGGCCCCGCACAGCAGCGCTCACCGAATTAGCCGCCTGGATGAGGCGGTTGATCTGCTCGATGAAGCTGTTGACCGCCCGCCCTGCCAGGCTGAGGGCCGAATTGATCACCCCGCGCACGGTGCCAACAATTGATTCCCAGGCGTCGGTAATGGGCTGCACCAGGCCCACGGCATAGTCCCGCATGCCATCCATGGCCAGATTCCAGGTCTGCCCCAGGCGGGCAATAAGGCCATTCTCTGGGCCGATGATCGTGTCGAAGAATGCTGCAAAGTTGTCACTGATATTCGGCAGAATGTTGCTGACATAGCTGCTGATGCCGTCCATCATTATGTTCCAGCCGCCGCCAATCATTGCGACGAATCCGGTGGTGGGGTTGGCGATCAGATCCCAGAGCCCCCGGAAGGCATCGGCGATCTGGTCGCGGAACGAAAAAATGACAACAGCCGTGGCCACGGCTGCCGCGCCGATCAGCACCGGGGCGGTCACAAAGCCGGCGACCAAGGCGGCCAGGCCGGTGGCTACTGGCACAATCGCGCCGGCTATGCCCGCCAGAGTGGCGCCAATGCCCAGGCCGGCAAAAGCGCCCAGCACCGTTACCACACTGGTGATGATGGGGGCCAGCAAAGTAAAGCCCACGGCCAACAGCGCCACACCGCCAACCGCTGCCTGTATCGGGCCTGGCAACATTGTGAAGGCATCAATCACCGCAGTCAGCGCCGTGGCTGTTGCATCTAGCGCCGGCAGTAAGGCCACGGTCAGCCCAGCAGCAAGACCGCCGACCTTGCCGCCAAGCATAGCCAGTTTGTCGTTATACTCATCCGCCTTTTTGGCAAATGCTGCTGTCATCTTTACGCTTAACGATTCGATAGCTTTGCCGCCTTCGTTCAGCATTGGGATCATATCCGCGCCTGACTTGCCAAACAACTGCATTGCTAAAGCTGTTTTCTCTATGCCGTCTGGCATAGTCTTAAACTTGTTTGCTATCTCTAGCGTTACCTGATCCGCCGTCTTGAGCTTACCGGCTGCATCTGTTGCGCTGATGCCCAAGGTCTGCAGTGCTTCAGATGCCGGACCCTTGCCGGTTTGTGCGGTTTCGTAGAGGCCACGGCTGAGTTTGACAAGTGATTTGGCAACCGCATCAATGTCAGTTCCTGAGGTCGCCGCTGCCTTTCTGAATCTGGCCAGTGATTCAACGCTGACGCCGGTGCGCTGGCTCATGTCGTTCATTGAGTCGCCTAGTTCAATCGTCCTGCCCACCAGCGCCCCCAGCCCCCCAATCGTTGCGATTGGGGCCAGGGCCCCCAGGGCACCGCTCAACGGGCCGAGCTTGCTCGTAAGCGACTGCGTGGCACCTTCTACCTGCTTGAAGGTTGAGCCCAGTTTGGCGACTTGTTCGGTGCCAATCACCTGGGCGGCGATCTTGAGGATTGCATCAAAATTGACGGCCATCAGAAGCTCCTCTCCAGTCGCAAGAACTCGTGCTCGATCACCGCGAGGTCATCCATGATCGCGTCAACGCGCCGACGGCACCACGTCAGAAGGGCCCGCTGCATTGCTGCTTCGTGGATAAGACCTGTCCGCATCAGTTGCGGGTATCCCTCTGGGGTGTAGCCAGTGGCCCAGTGCCATTGAGTGGGGGCCACCTTGCACCAGAGCGAGAAGGCGTCCATGTTCTCGGGCCATATCCGGCAGATGGGCTCAGTAGGTTCGGGGCGATCATTGCGGGGCTGGGGCACGTAGACGATGCCTATGGCCTCGGCCGCCCGGCGCTGGCCTGCATCGTCTTGCTCCCATGTTTTGGCCGGCGCCTGGGTCATTTGCCGATGCCATTCCCTCGCGATTTCCCTGAGGTTGACTTTTTTGCGGTTTCAGGTGCGGTTGATTCTGTCCAGGCATCAGCAATCGCCTGGGCCATCCCTGGAAATTGAATTACCTTTCTCTTTGAATCTTCGTCAAACGTCCACGGCTCCTCGTCGTAAAGCATGTCATCACCCCACCCCTGCAACACGCGATTAGCAATATGAACATAGTCAACTGATTGCACGCCCTCGGCCGCGTTGGGTGGCTCCCTGCCGTCTTCAATTGCCAGCAGTACAGCTCGATAATGCCTGATTGCTTCGTTTAGCTCTTGAATCTCCGTCTGTTCCATCCTTTCAAAAAACGCGGTAAACGTTATGTTTTGTCGCGTTCCGTCTTGCAATGTAACGTTATGCTTTACTTCCGCCCTGAATGTGTCGCCTACTTTAAGAAAATCAAAAGCCATGAGAAAAAATCAGGGGTTAGGGTTAGCAGCTTAGGTAATCAGGTCTCAACAATAGACCCTTCTTGGTTGGCAAGGTCACCAAACCGAGCTACCCATTGAATATCATAATAAGGAAGCCCCTTAACGTCAACTAACTCTACGCTAGTTAGTTGTATTCTGGGCTGGTTGAATGTCATTATGTTGCCAGCAGTGGTGCCAATCGGCAGAGTCAAAGCGCACAACGTAGAATTCTTCCGCAGTGCCGGAATGTCTAGCGTAGAGATTGCAGGCCTTGCAACCCTACACGATCCGTTAATCGCGTATTTGGTAAAGTTAATGTATGGGACACAACCAAAGTCGTCGATTAGTTCCATCGTGTTTTCTTTTACCCAAGAAAAACTGGTGAAACACAGCGGCACCGCCGTGCCTCCAACAGGCCCCAGGGTGGCGCCGCCAGGGGTTGCGGCAGCACCGTCAAAAATATTTGCATCCACCTGCGGGGGATAGGTCACGGATGCCGGGTTGGCGGCCGTCACCGAGTCCCTATAGAGCGCCATGAATTCAGCAGTTGCCCGGAGTGGACCATTGGCCTCGGCCTCGATGGTCAACTTGTTGCAGCGGGCCCCGGCCCCCGCGTAGCGCACGCCTTCGCAATGGAACCCAACCGAGTAGGTGGTAGCAGGTGCGGGCCACGCTGGGCTGCGGGTGATGCTGGTGGCGCCGACCACTGCTTTGCCCATCCCGGCAGCCAAAGCGATTTTGTCATTGCCCGACGCTGTGCCAGGGGTGCCGCTGCCGGCCCATTCCATGGGCACCGCAAACCGCATCATTCTCATGGTCATTGCTGACGGCTGAGGGGTCCCCGGTCGAACGCCCAGGGTTTCGCGCTCAACCGCCGAGAATTCCTGGATGGTAGGCAGGAAGTCGTAGCAACGCACGACATCCGAACCGGCCAGGGTTTCGAGGGTCCCGCTGGTGCCTTCAGGTTTGATCGTGAATAGATTGTCCATCAGTCGGGGGTGGGGTGGGCGCTGGGGATGTGATCAATGGCATTTCCCGCCATTCGATCTCGTGGGGCTCTCGGTACCATTCGCCGCCGCAAGATGGCGGCTCGGGTGGTGCCGGGGGTTGGGCTGGCGGGGCTGGTGGGGCTGGTGGCTTCGGGCTCATAACCGGTTGATCTTCACGTCAGTTTGATCAGTGGCATAGGTGACATCATAAACGCATCTCATCAAAGCGGCTTGGAGGTTTGATTCGTCCGATCGACCCTTTGACTGAATCCCCCGGCACAACCCACCGAGCTTTCGAGTGCCGCTCATGACCCTGCCATGGACTGCCACGTAAAACGAATCGAGCAGCTGCCAGTTAGGGGGGTCTCCCGGTTGTCGGGGCATTGAGATGGTGACAACCACAGGCAGCGATGAGATCACCCGGCAGGTATCGCCAGGCTGATCAAGACCCTCTCCTTCCATGCCCAAATCAATTACCACCCAATCGCCGGGCCCCGCCACGCGGGAGGCATCCAGAAACAACTGTGGACGGCGGCTGCCAGGGTTGTCCACCAGCCACGGAATATCCGACTCCCCTTCGGGGGCCGCGCCCTGCAGCAGATCGGCCAGGGCAAACATGATGCGTGACCGGATCGAGAGAGACGCCAGCCACTGCGCTTCAGTCCCTGGGAACCCGCCAGCAGCGGCAATTTGATAGGCGTTGCCGATGGTCATGGGTTGGGAGTGCGGTCCTGCTGGGGCTCGGTTGGCCGCAAGGTTTCAGCATGCGGATCGTCGTCCAGCTTTGCCAGCAGGGTGGAACCCAGGCCGGCCGCCGCGAGCGTTCCGGAGCCGGCCGCCGTCCATCCCTGAAGGCAGTCGTCCGGGTGCAACTGGCAGACGTGGTACGCCCCCCCGGCCCCGATAAACGGAGAGGAAAAGAGGCACAATGCAATGGCTCTGGTAATAGCGTCTCTGGCGTTCATCTCATTCCCTTCGCCAGTGCTGGGGGCATGATAAGGCCCGCCTTGCTTGAGCCATGGGGCAGCTTGTCATACAGCGCGATGCCTTGCGTCACCAACCAAATCACCACGCTTACACCGCCTGCAACTGCGGCGATCTTGATAACGATGCCATTCATATCGCTTTGCAGTTTTTCAACAGATTTTTCTAATTGCCCTGCTTCTTTCATTAATGCTTCAACAGCGCTTGAGAGTTTTATGATGTCCCTATCATGCGCATTCATGTCTTTAACTGCGGCTTTATGGTCCGTTTGAATATCTGATATTGCTGTCTCCATCCGAGTTAGTCCTGAGCATAAGAGCTTTAGATCTCCCTGTATGGAAGTAACTTCTTGAAGCTGATCTTTAACACCGGACAATTCACCACATGCTCTATTGAGCATGTCAAACAAGCCTTTTAGGTCACTAAGCGGAACTTGTGAAACTTGACTAAAATTTTCGCTCACAGCTCCAACCTCCCGCGCATCCAGCGACGCAGCGCCTCGGGCTTAGTTACCACCCACCACGCCACCGGGAAAAGAACTAGATGCGCCACGGTCATAATTGCAAAATCTTTTGCATCCATGGCCAATAGCAAAGGGAGGGTGTGGCGATTATAGCCTAACCATTTGGCTGTCGATGCCTGGTGGAATTACAACTTCCTGAACCATTTTCGGTGCGTTGAAGGGAGATGGAACGCAGACACGTAGCATGTCAGTCTCCGATCAGGGGAGGGTGAGGCGTTAGGGGATGGCGGCAGCCAGGGCGGTCATAAGAGTGGAGACGCGAGGGCTAAGGGTTGCAAGGGTTAAAGATGAACCAATAGAGTAAAAGGCTATAGCGCAATTCGTGGGTTGCCCAGTTGTTGGATCTCCGACTAAAATGTTAGCGTTTGCGGGACTTCCAGCAGTTTGAGTTGTGCTGTAGTTGCCACTTGAAGCGCTCCACCCGCTTACCCGCACAGTTCTGTTGGTTGACAGTTGATTGGTCCCGAAAAACCCGGTTGCAAATGGTTGTGACGCAACCGAGCCTGTACCTGTCGGGTTTACATAGGTAACGCCGTTTAGCCTAAAATTGGCGGTGCCGTTAGCATCGTGGTAAAAATAAGTATCGCCGTCGCCATTTACAATGCCAGCTGATATGCAAATGCCAGTTGTGGGGCCTGTTTCCGCTATGCTTTTCCATAACGCTAAATGCCTATTTGAATTAGTGTCTGCGTTATTGTTGCGGTTTGTGTTAATGTATTTGTTAGTTTTGTTTGTCTTTAATCCCGTCTTCCGGTTGTAATCCCCGCTGACAAAACCAACGTTTGTCGGCGCTGCGCCCACCAGCGGCACCAGTGCTCCGGTCAACGTGCGGGCACCGGCTAAAATTGGCGCGGCTTTAATTATGCTGTTGGCCTGACTAAGAACGCCAGCGCTTGTGCCCAGATCGCCGACATTGATTGAGTCTTGAATGAACACATCGTAAGCATCGCGCACGCCAACCTCTAAACCCAGGGTGTTGCCGGCAGCAACATCCGCTGCCACTACCCGATCAATGTAATCTTGGACAGGGCCTATGTAGGCGTTGAATCTGCCTGTCCCTACCCAAAAAATTGCCATCAGTCCGCCCTCTCCCAAGCCAGCGATTCCCGCTCCGGCGTGGCGGGGTCGTCGGCCAGGAATTGCCCATCCCCATCGCGAGCCTGCACCACGACCCACAGATTCCCAGCAGCATCAACCCATTCCTGCCCCCGTGCCGTCGCAGCCGGGCGCACGGCACCGCCCAGAGCCGCCACGAACGCTTCGGGCAGGTGCAACATCAAGGCCAGGGTGCGCACCTCCTGAAGCAGCTCAGGGCTCACCAGCCCCCGGCGGCGCAGGGCCACCCAAGCGCTTCGGAAGTCGTCGGGGTCTGCAGCATTGGTGGCCGCTGTAAGCAGCAGGGTAGTTGGCAGGCTTAATGCAGCCGTCAGATCCTCAGACATGGCGCCGCTCAGCAGGGTCCTGATCGCCGGATGGGCCAGCAAGGTCCGCTTAAATGTGCGCCATTCCGGCGATGGAGGCACAGGCAGGAGCGGCGCCACCGCCCAGCCCCAGCGCCACTCACCAGCCTCACGGTCAATGGTGCGGGTGTCGCTGAGGCTGTGCGTTGCCGGGTCGTATTGAGGCGCCGTTTCACGCACGATGCGCAGCACCTCGTAGCGGGGATCGAGGCCCTCTACGGGCTCCTCATCGCGGCGGGGGTAGTTGCGGATCCGGCCGGTTTCAGTGTCAAGCAGGACGAGGTTGGGCATCATCATGTCCTCCGCACGAACAGGTAGACCTTGAGTCCAGCCGCGGCCACCGTGCTGCCAATCTGATCAATGTCGATTGAAATCTCGGCGTCGTCGGCCAGGCTGGTGTCCGTGATCGTTGCGGCGCTGGCGGCGGTTGTGCTGCTGGTTTCGGTGGCGTCGATGCTGAGCTTCGTACCCAGCACCGATGTTCCCGCTTCGTTGATGTCCACGATCAGCGCTGAGCCGGTCGGGGCGAGGTTGACGCTATCGCGCACCGCCAGCAAGGTGGCCGGGAATGGCATCCTGAACCGCACCTTGTTTGTGCCGGCGGTGAGCGCTGTGGTTTCATCTCCCACCGGGATCACGATCACATCGGTGTCCCGCTGGTGCGCGTGATCAGCCCGGGCCGCATTGTCGCTGGTGCCTGCCGATGCGGTGGCGGCCAAGGCTGCCGGGGCGGCGTTACTGACTTGCGTTTTCGCGGCAACATTGCCGACAATCTTGTTAATTGCCTGCAGGATTGAATCCGTTGCGGCAACAGTTCCCGCCTCAGCAACAAAGCCCGTTAAGGCCGATCCAATCGCTCGGGCAGCGGTAAAAAACAGGTTGCCGCCACTCTCGGAAAGATCACCAGTGCCCAGCGTGACAGCCCCTGTCTGCCCGTTGATTGAGTTGACGCCGGCAGTCCCTGTCGGCATTTGAACCCAATCAGCCAGCAAAGCGCCGTCATTGGCGACGATCACCCACTCGCTGGCCCCGCCATCGGTCCTAATGCACCAATCCCCACCCTGGCCCCGGAGGGCCAGCATGGCGGCCTGGCTGCTGACCTGGCCCAGATACTGAACCAGGGCAATCGCTGGGATTTGGCTGGAGGGCAACACGCCTCCAACTAGGTCAGCCTTCGTGGCCAGGCCTGCGGTTAGCGCTGCGGGAGTTGCAAAATCACCGGTAGCGGCAGTGGCTGCCGTGCCCAGCTCAAGCCAGGTTCGCCCTGCTGCGGCATTGGCCAGCGCCAGAAATGAACGGCCATAGGCAGCAGTGCTCAGCCCCGCAATGGCGCTCAGATCGCCGTCAAGGGGCTGATAGGTGAGCGCACCATTGGCGATCGTCAGGTAGGAGGAAAGCGTCGATGCCAGTTCCGCCGGCTGCACTGCCGACGCGGCGAGGCCCCCCTGAACTGCGGTAGCGGCGCCCACGTCCCCAGGGCCCAACGTGATCACCCCCGTCTGCCCGTTGACGCTCTGCACCGGAACGATCGGCACCGGGATCTGCACCCAATTGGCCAGCAGCGCCGCGTTGTCGGCGCTCAGCACCCACATCCCGGCGGAGCTGCCATCAGTCCGCAGGCACCAGTCCCCTCGCTGCCCGGTCAGGGCCAGCATGGCGGCCTGGGAGGCAACCGCCCCCAGGTAATCGGAAATTGCTATGGCGGGAATCTGACTGCTCGGGATGACCCCGCCAACTAGATCAGCCTTCCCTGCCAGGCCCGTGGTCAGCGCCGAAGGCGTGGCAAAGTCCCCCACCGCCGCCAACGCCGCTGAGCCCAACTCAAGACTCGCGCGCCCAGTGGCAGCATTCAGCCCGGTGGCCCCGCCGGACCACTGCCCGCGCATCGAGTAGGCCGTATCCCAGTTGGTCTGGCTGGCGTTGCTCGGCAGGCTGAATCCTGACGGCAGCCCCAGGGTGAGAGTGACACCGCCGCCCGTGTTGGTACTGCTGGTAGTCCAACCGCTAGGAACCGACAGCGCAACCGACTGCACAGGGGCAACTGCCGCCGCCTCTTGCGGGGTGGTGTATCCAGGATGAGAGTCTGCTGCTGCTGCGTGCGCCGCTACTGCGGCGGCAGCCGTTCCAGCAGGGTCGCCTCCCAGCAACGCCGCCACCGCCGACAGCGGCGCATCCCCGGTATTGATCGGCCCCGCCGTGCCGGTGCCAGTGCCTGCACCAGTGGCTACAAAATAAGCGCCAACTGTATTTGATTCGGCGCCAATTGCTGTGAAAGAAGTATTACCTACGCTGATAATTTGATACGACTGCCCAACAACAAATGCCCCGGCCGTTACCGCCGCGCCGATGCGGTCCAACACCAGGCGGTCGCTGCCCTGGACGCTGCCCAGGTCTGGCAGTTGGGAGATCGTGATCGGCGTTTGAGTCATGGCTTAGAACGGCTGGGTTTGCAGCGAACGGCCGGAGCCGGTGACCAACAACTGGCCGGAGCCGGTGCGGAGGAGGCGGGAGACTAGGGGGATGGCTATGGTGGCGGTGCGGGCTAACCTCACCATGCTCCAGCTCAGCGCCCTAGGCTCGCTGCCAGGCAGTGGCTCGGGCGCCCTTGTTGCCTTAAATGCAATGCCATCAACTACAAGCGAATGGTTATAGTCAAGATGGCCAAATTCTGCGGTTCTGATCTTCAGCAGCCATGGGACAACCTCCACTCCATCATCAAAGACCAGCTCTTTGTTTTCCTCCAAAAAACCACGGCCAGAAACGGCGCCAGCTATTACGCTGACGCCGCCCATGAAATCCAGGGCCGCCCGATCTGCATGGGCCGATAGGCGGGCCCAGCTCATCAGAAGGCGCCGTTAAGGCGGACGTTCGCCAGGGTGTCGCCAGAGGCATACGCGGTCGTCTGGGCTGGCGTGGCCGGCACAAACACGCCGATCAGAGTGTTACCACTGGCGCTGGCTGTTACGTTTTTGTTGGTGTCGTTCCAATACGCCTTCGCGCCAAGGTTAGCGGCGGCGCCAGTGGCCTTGGGTAGCTGCCATACGCCCACAAGGCTGAATTGCCCGACCTCGCCGTTAGCCAAGGCCGCCAGCGAAACACCAAAAACAGCGCCAATCAAAGCACCAGCGCCTGACGCAACCACGTAAGGAGCGGGAAACGGAACCGTCTTACCTTCTTGAATTTCGTTTTTAGCCATTGAATTACCTCAGGAATGGGACAAGCTGAAAGTTGTCAAAAGAAAGCATTGATCAATCAACGCCAGAAGAGCGATAGATAAAGCGATAGTCGCTAAGCGTGCAGCCCCAATACATGCGAAACAGAAATTCCAAGCAGTCGGGATTCCGCTTCGTTTCAGTGGTCAGGGTTGGGCCGCTTTCGCCTTGAAGATACCCTTGAACAATTCCCTTAGAGGCTGTTTTTGCTGCCATAACGTACCACTGAAGTGCGCTAGCGCTATCAAGCCGAGCAGAATAAATGTCTTCAATAGCACCTGAATAAGAAGAAGTTGCAGGCCCTGCATTGCCTGTAAGCTGTTGAGGCATGTAATTGTTTGGCCTCAGAAATTGCTGCATAGGCCCGCGCAAAGCAGCAGGAGCCAGTGTCAACGCTGGGTCTAGCTCCAGCGGGTTACCAGCTGGATCGGTTTGCGTAGACAATTTGAGAACAGCATTGTTCCATCCGGTGTTGCCAATGGTTCCGGTTCCAGTGTTGTTATGACTGGCATGGAACAATGGCAGGCCATCAATGCCAACGTTTGCGTTGCCAGTAATAAGGCCGTAAATACCTTTAGCTTGAACACGTCGACCGCCTCGGCCAAACATATCAGGGACTTCGGCTAGTCCGCTAAGGTCGTCATTGATAAATACCTCTTCAGCAACACGCAGACCCCGCGTATATTTGCTCAACTGCCAGGTCACTTTCCCATCTTGAAGAGTGGCGAATTGATATTCACCTCCTTCTATTCGGGCATCCGCTTTGGTCTTGTCGGTTGGTTCGCCATTTACCACCCTGATAGGCTCAAGATTGCCAGCGATAAACACCTGATTGGCAGGCTTTAAGTCGGGCAAATCTTGACGAGTTGAGAAAAGCTCCCATCTATGGTTTTCCTCGGCCCACCCGTCCATCATTGTCTTGTTGGCAACATTCGCCAGCAAGTTTGTAAAATCGTCGCTGGTATGCAATGCCAACGCAATTAGCTGGTGAGCGGATCGGCCAATTGTGTTATGCCCTCGGCTTTCAGCAAAAACGCGGGTGATCTCCATCATTCGCATTCCGGCATAAGGCCGAGCCGCGTCGCTCATGGCCTGCTCAGGCCTGATCTTGGCCCAGATCGCATCCTGTAATCCGGTCATCAGCGTATCCCCCGCGTCGCGGGTTATCTGGATGCGGGCAGGGTGGCCCGCCTTGCTGGCGACGGTTTCAAGCGGGCCAGCGTGGGCCTTCACAATTTCGAGGGCAACATCAGCAAACGGCTTGCCGCTGTCAACCATGGCTTGCACCGCGATAGGAGCGATATTGGCCTCGGCTGCGCAACGGCGGATTTCAATTTCGCGCTGTGCATTGGCAAGGGCCACGGAATCCGCAACAGCGGTCGAGGTAACGGGACCGATGGCGGCCTGCACTACTGCAGGAGCAGCAAGGGCAATGGGGGCAGCTTCGGTAGAAGCGACCACGGGAGGCGCTTCGGTGACGGCGGCCGGTGCGCTCCCGGCCTGATCTTGCGTGGGCATCTGTTCAGCTCGGGAGTGTTCAGGGTGATCTCCTGATTCTATTCTAACCATTGACGCCAGGGCCTTAGACACCCACCCTGGAGGGTCAGGAAATCGCCCCGCAGGCAACGGCGGGACACTGGCCCGCACGTCTACCGGGTCGATCACTGCATCGATCAGACCAGCCGCCAGGGCTGCTTCGGCGGTGAACCAGGTACCACCCCCCTGGGCAGCGCCCATCCACTCCAAGATCTGCTCAACCGATTGGCCCGATGCCTTGGCATAGGTGGTGGAATAAACCTGAGAGTGAACGCGCAGCATGGCCGCCGCGGCATCCATTGAATCGGCGTCTCCAACCGATCCGCCCCAACAGTTGTGGATCATCAGCAGGGCGTTGCTTGGCATCAAGCGGCGATCACCCTTGGCCTTGCTGATGGCCATTGGGACAATCGACCCGGCAGATGCCACCAAGCCATCTACCACGTAGTCCTTCCTGCCTTTGTAGGCCGCCAACACGTTATGGATTGCAATCCCTTCGGCTGCCGCACCGCCAGGCGAAAACAGGTGAATCCTCACATCACGCCCCCCTGCAGCGTCCAGCGCTCGGGCCACGTCGTCAACCAACACATCAACCCCGACTTCGCCATAGAGCCGCAACACTGGGGCAGTGGCGGCGGCTTTAACGGTTACTCCTGGGGCCATTGATGCTCAGATGCTGGGGGTAGTTTAAGCGTCAGCGCCATCAGTCCAGCGGATCGCTGCTGCCCTCTTCTGCGCCAGGGTCAGGCGCCGAGCTGGTGAATGCAGATCCTGCCGGGCGAGCCTGGGTTACGCCAGCGTTGGAAACCAATGCGGCATCTGTGCTCAGGATCAAGCTGGCGTCTCTGGCTCTTTGCAGGTCTCTGCTCAGCTCTTCAATTACTTCTTCAGGCACATAGCCAAAAGATAGCTGTACTTCTGACAAGCTCATAAACCCAGCCCTCACCGCCAAAATCAGCGCTGGAATTTCCTTGGTTGGATCGATCATCTCCCGACGCGGCGGGGTATGGGTCCAGCTCATTGGCCCTTTAAGCAGGCCAACCATCCGGGCTAATTCGTCGTGCCACTCACACACCGGCGCCAGCATTCCGGGGATGGAAACCTTCCCTCGCAGATAAGCAATTCGCCTACTAAACTCAAGCCATCCGCCCCTAAAGCTCGAATAATTGACGTTTGACAAATCACCCGTCATTGATTCGTAAGTAATCTCATAGGCCGCTGCTACGGCGTGAGCGTACTCACGATGGGTGCTAACAAAATCACCGGAGCTTGGCGGGGTGAATGCTTTAAAGTCTCGACCCGGTGGGAGATGCTCAATTGCGCCAGGCTCAATTTCATCAAAATTAACTCCGATTATTTGGTTACCATCTTCATCAAGGAGTTTATCTGCATTAACATCAGAGTCGTAGCTAACCCCAAAAAAGCAAGCTGAAATTTTATCTTTCATCTGCTGGGCCGCCCTGATGTCGCCCATATCCCGCAGGGTCAAAATCGCTGCCGTGCCAAACGGGAGCCCCATTCGCTGGCCAGCTCGCCTGCAGTCAAAATGTAAACTAATTTCTTCTTTTGGCACAAAGGTACTTTGCACCCTGACGCCAATGCCTAGCGACGTTTCACCAGGGTGGCTGTCTCTAATCCAGTAACCCATCAAACGGCCTGCGCTATCAAACTGCTGGCCAAATAAAATATCTTGAGAATTGTCTTTATTAAAATCTAGCCAGTCAGGCTCAAGCATCTGCACCTGCAAAGGCACTATTCCATGGCGCTCAAATAGTTCAGGATATATCCGTTTTCGCACTAGCACGGCGCCGCGCACCGCTGTAGTCCTGGCCCCAACGGATTGATTGCCGTACCAATCATGGGTGCCGTAAAAATCGCTATGTCGTGATTCTGCCCAGGTTTTCCAGCTTGATTTATATTTGTTAGTTGCGCCTATAGGGGTGCTCATAATCCCATCACCAATCCAATTATTTATAATCACGCCAATCGCTCTGGAGGCGTAGGCGTCGTTATCGGCAAGATCCTGGTGCCGCTTGACCAGCCAGTAGTACGCCTGTCGCAGATCGCTGTTTGGGCCGCTGTTGTTTGTCCGCCAGCCAGAGGTTCGCCGGGTGTCCTCTGCGGCCTCAAACCGGGCCATGGTGCGACGGGCAAGCTCTCGGTCATCCCTTAGCCGCCTGCCTTTACTCTTGCCCTTACCCTTTCCCATCAGGTTGGCCGAGACATACTGAAGTAGGTGCGGCGAACCCGACGCGAGATGGTCGGCTCCGCCTCTGCGGCCATGGATTGTTCGATCCGGCGCATTTCGTCCAGGCTGCGATACATGATCTCCCGGCCGTCGCTGAATCGAGCTTTTAGGACGCCCTGATTGATCTTGCTGCGTAGCTCAGCAAGGTCCGCAGCAACATCCTCAGAGGTATAGGCCATGGCCCCATCTTACCTCTTTAGCCAACCTTTGCGCCTGTCCGGGCCGCCTGTGCTGGAGCCCTTCAGCCAGCCCGATCGCTGGGGGTTTCGGGCTGGGGGCGCCACCCCTCCCCCTCCTGCCCCCGGCGCCTGGGTGCCCAGGGTGCGGGCGAGCTGGGCCCACATGGTTCCTGCTGCGTAGTTGCGTTTCACCAGCTCCAACATCCCCAAGATGTAGACCTCCAAATCCAACGGCTCGTTTCGGGCCCCCTTCTCATTCCGCCATTCAGATTGCTCAAAACCTCTGCCGTCAATTGTGGTTATAAGTTTCTCACAAGTTAAACCCTTAAAGTATTCATCTGTTGCATTTTGCCCAAAGTGCATAAACCCCGGCCCTGGCTGCTCAATGTTTAACCTTCCGTAAATAGTTCGTTTTAGAGTATGCGTGTTTATCATGTAAAGGGTAACTCCTTTTTTTATCTTGCGACCGCGTAAATTTACGTCTTGTTTTGTGCCATCGCCAAGGGTTTTAGCTTTCTTGTCGCTGCCGCCTTTGACTGCTACCACTCCCTCGTTGACCCTTTGGCGGCAGTAGTCATAGGCTTCATGCGTAAAATGCCCCCCAGTGTCAACCGCTGTCTTGTAAACCATCATGGTGCCGCCGCTTGCATGATTAAATACAGTCTTTCGAATTACGTCAATCTGCTTCCATACTTTATCTTCTGCTGGACTTCCATATACCTTTTCGTGCCATATCAGCCAGCTTTCTTCGCCCACTCCAAAGCCTTTGACCTTGATCTCTAGCCATGTGTCCTGAACGTCAACCGCAGCCAGTAACAGCAACACCCCATCTGGACAGAACCCGCTCGGATATGGGTTTGCCGCGGCACGTTGCATTAGGCCATCGGGGCTCACTTTTGCCGTTGCAGGATCCTCCCAGGCTTCGGCCGCCCTTTTGTTGACCCAGCCCTTCAGGAGCATGGTGTCATTTTTGGCGCGCAAAAATTCATCTCGGATCTTCTCCCAGCTCAGCCACCCATAGGGGGCATACCAGCCAGGCAGATGAAACCCTGCCGTCTCGCCATCGCCCTTGGCAGTAGCTCCCCACACCCCCCCGGCCAGCATCGCCACCTTGTGGTGCTGCGCCAACCGCTCACCGCACGTCGGGCACTTGCACCAAACTTCCCCATCCTTTTTGTCCCAAACCATGTGCTCCCAGCGGATCACCTCGTTGCCCCCGCAGCAGGGCATGAACGCGGCAAAGCGTCGACGGTCGCTGCGGTTCTCAAACTCCCAGGTGATCCGGCACGCGCCCCTAGTGCCAGGGGTGCTGGTGATCAGGGTCTTCCTGTCGGGAAAGTTGGTCTGCCTAGCCTCGGCGTTTTCGATCGGATCGCCCTTGTCGTCAATCTCCAGGGGCAGGCTTGACGCCTCATCAACCCATAAGTTCTGGGCCGGCATCCCCTGGGCAGCGCTGCCGCTGTTGCCGCCAATGATCGACAGCAGCATGTCCCCTTGAAACTCTTTCAGGAACATGGCGTTAGCCGCGTCCCTGCTCTTGGTGCTGACCTGCTTTGCGGCAACCGCCGGGGTGTCCTTGAACAACGGGTCAAGCCGTTGCCTTACCTGCCGCTTTGCAAAGCTCTCGGTTGGGAACAGGATCAGAAACGGCGCCGGATCCATCGCAATGGTTCGGCCCAGCCAGTTCAACCCGCATTCAGTTTTGGCCCCTGATTGGCTGCCGAAGATCAAGATCACGCGCCTGATCTTCCTCTCCCGTGGGCTCAACAGGTCCATGGGCTCCCGCAGAAACGGAACGCGATCGGTTCGCCACTGCCCAGGCTCTGAGCTGCTGCGTCTGGTCAGCTGCCGCTCGGCGTCGGCCCACTCGCTGACACTGAGATGCAGCGGCGGTTGAATGGCCTCAATAAAGGCATCCTCGTAAATCTGGCCGCCGTCAGGCATGTTGCTTGAGCCCCTTGAGGGCGTTCTCAATCTCCTCTTCAAGCAAGGCCCGCACATCATCGGGTTCGCTCATCGCGGCCAACCGCGCAGCGTTGCGGGTTGGGATGATCAGCAGCAGGTCCCGCACCTGGCGGGCGAGCTTGGCGGCCCTGGTGCGGACATCCACTTCGGTAACCACCTCGTTTCGATCTCTCAAAGCTCCGACACGCGCCCGCTCGGCGTCGTAGTGCAGCTTGCGTTTCATGCTGACATCGGCCGCCTGAATTTCATCTTCTGGTAAGCCCAGGATCAGGCTTTTTAGTTCGTTGTCACTGGGCAATCGATCGGGCCCAGTTGGAGGCGAAACAAGGGCGCCAGGTTCGGGGGAACTTTTTTTGTGGCTATTGCGAACCTTGACTGCATCCCAAAGGCGGTCGGCAATCTCAGAATCAATCAGAAATGAGCCATCTTCCTGGGGGATCACCGCCGGCTTGATTCTGATTTGCCTGGCCTC